TTGTGTAGCGCCTTTTCTGACTTCGGGGGCAATTTGTCCATTGTTGTTGGAGTTGCCCACAATCCATATACGCTTTCTTTGGTGCGGCGCTCCAACATCGGAAGCTCCAATAACAATCCATTTGCAGTCATACCCGATTTGGGTAAGATCTGCAATAACTCTTGTTCCTCCGCGAGTAGTGAGCATTGGGCTATTTTCCACAAATGCAAATCTGGGTCGTACTTCGCTAATAATTCGTGCCATTTCGCGCCACATCCCGCTTCGCTTTCCGTCAAGTCCTTTTCCTTTTCCTGCTGCGCTAATGTCTTGGCACGGAAATCCGCCAGATACAACATCAACAATTCCTCTCCAAGGTTTTCCGTCAAAGGTTTGTACGTCATCCCAAATCGGGAAAGGCGGGAGAATGCTGTCATTTTGTCGTGCGCACAATACGCTAGCTGGGTATGGTTCCCATTCAACTGCGCAGATTGTTCGCCATCCAAGCAGTTTTCCGCCAAGTATTCCTCCACCAGCGCCCGCGAATAAAGCCAACTCATTTAAATGCTCCTTATGCATGGTATTTAACCTGGCGATTAGCGCGGCGCAAAGCTTCGATTCGGGTGCATCCAAAGTTGCGGTACATCTTATAAAAACGATACAACATCATCATTTTGCTAACTCCAATAATTGCGCGGAACTGTAAACGCCTTCTACCGGCTCACCATTAGCGTATTCGGCACCATTGATAAGATACACGGCTATCATGTCGCTAGGGCTTTCTAGTCGCTTCCACGGCACTAGATCAGGGTGAAAAACGTGGCTATCACATCCTGCTATTTGCGCCTCAGTTGGGACTACAGAATCCCACTTGGCGCAATGCATTGTGCTATCTTGCAATGGCGTAATGTGTGCACAAGTGCGGCAATTGACTTGCTTTGTGGTTTTCGAGCCATGGCAAAAATCATGCGCCGCACACATCTTGCATTCGTACCATGTAGGGTCAGTGCTGCATGGTGCCGGTATGTAATCGGACATTGTTACACGGTGGCCTTTAGCAATTGCTTTTTCTGCATGCTCTGCATCGTAGTGGATGCGCTCTGTATAAATGCGATCATCGTCTTTGCACACTGCCACATACAAGGCGCGGTCTAGCTTTAGGCCATGCATGTAAACCTGCATCTGGGTATAGTGCATCGGCTTAGATTTTTGTACGGCGTTTTTGTCTAGATCATCAAATGATTTTTTTGAATGTGTCTTAAACTCCACCACATGCTCTGTCTTTGGCGCACCTGGCACGCCAGTTGCAATGCCATCAATTGACCCGCTAACGTGTGCACCAAAGTCCACGCGGTACTGTTCACTGTGAACATTTACACCGATTGCTTTTAGGTCTTGCACAATGGTTGCTTCTTCATTTTGGCCGCGACGAAACAGGCGCTTAATACGACCGGAATGCTGTTCAAGCACCGCCCAGCGAAACGATAACCAGAGCCAACGTTCGCAATGATGGCCTAATGTAGAGGCTCCAAGGTGGGCGCGTGGGGCTTCAATCTTTGCAGCGTGGTAGCTGTCAATCAGGTTTGTAATTGAGTTTGTAGATTCAGGTATAATCACAGTGTTTCCTTTTATTGTTGTCATTAGCCCCAGCTTTAACACTGGGGCTTTTTTTTGCTTACTTTTTAGCCCAAGGTGGTGCGGCTTTAGCAAATGCAGCGGCTGGCGCTGGCGTAGCACCAAAAGGCGTAGTAGGCATGGCAGCGGGTGCAGCACCGGCCAATGCTTTAAAGCCTTTAACGTCATTGCTATCGCCGTATTGTTCATCGCGGCGTATGCTAAGTTTGATAGTTAGTTGTCCACCAATAAGCATATCCGTATCAGTTACCTTGGCTAACCCAGTAGCACGCATAATCTGGCCTAGTTGTTCGCGGCCTATTTCCTCAGCTTTTTGATTGGGGTTTTTAATGTTCAAATTACCGAACACCACTCGACCCTGCATTGTCGGGCCAGTTACTTGGTATTTGATGGCAATGTATTGTCCGTTGCCTGCTTTGGTTGATTTCAACTCAGCACCGGCAATAGTTACGTTGTACCAGCCTTCGGGCAGCGGATCAAAGCTGCTAGTTGATACAGGTAATTCGTTTACGTTATATTCTTGATCTAAAAAAGCCATGATAATTATTCCTTAAAAGTTATTGAGAAAGATGTGCGACCGGGTGTTGAAGTGATTGCACCAAGTAGCGGGTTAGTGATTGAGTTATCAGCTTGTTTCCAAGCTGTCGCGTTTATTTCCGGTTTCCAACGGAAAAGTGAGCCAAGATGATCTGACAAACCGGCTTCAGCTGCCAACTCTTGCAGCTTGGCAGTGTCAACCTTTTTATCAATCCGGCCTACCATCTTGATAATAAAACCATCATGCTTTATGGTTTCCGTTCCCTCCAATGCTCCAATTTGCAGAGCTTGCAACAGTTTATCTTCCACCTCACGGCGGGCTTGTACGGCATTTGCTTCGGCTTGTTTGTACGCCATCCAAGCATCAGCCATTAGTTTTAAATCGTCAAAATCAGGCATATTAATCCTTATACGTAGTAATTTAGATCAGGTGCAGTCCAACCGTCAGGCTTGCCAATCTTTCCACCGCGCAAAATCACAGGCTTACCATCAACTAGCTTTGCATCATTGCTATTGAGTACTGCAATATCGGCTTCATCCTTTTCAAAGCCTGCAAGTGATGCAATTCCGTTGCCAGTTACCTCGATGTCGCAAAGCGCATCTAAAGCATCAGCGCGCAAATGGCTTGGGATATAAACAAAGTTTTCACGGTTTTTAAGTTTGTTTGCAAACCACACTAGATCAGTGATGCTTCGCTCTAACAGGCGTGCATAACCGTCTTTGTCGGTACGCAAGCAGGACATAAACTCGCAAATCTCCTCCAACTGGCAACCAATTTGCACGCTTACATTTTCCTCAGTTTGTTGTTTGCCACATGCTGCAAGCCAGTCGGCTGTTCGTGCAAAGTTACTCACAAAACACCTCCAATTTTAGAAATAATCACACCAAGATCAGGCGCCTCCCATTGCGACAACTTACCGCTACGATCTTTGGCAAGCCATAGGCCGTCAGAATCACACATCAAAGCGCGCTGAGTGTTACCTTCAGCATCTTTTTCAACTCGCAACGCTAGCACCTCATCAAAAAAGTAGGGCAGGCTTTGGCCGGTTTTGTTACCTGGCATAGATGGTGCATAAAACATCTTGCCAACTTCATCAGTGCTTTTTTCCAACTTTGCAGACATATAAACATGCTTAGGCAAATCACGGAAAGCTCGGATAATATCGGCCATCTGTTCTTGCATAGCACCATAGGCAGCGCGTGGGTCTTTGTTTACCTTTTTCTCATGGTTAAGTACAACCTCAGCTATTTCGCTAACGCTATCTAAAGCCACAGATGCGAAGTGATTAGCCTCTGCACTAGCTACATACTGATAAGCCTCGCGCAAAGTTTCCATGCTGTTAACCTCAATGTAAGTCAGATCAGCGTCTTGAATGCTAAGCAGGCCACCTTCAGCACTGATAACAATTGGGCTAGGTAATGTAGGAATTAGCGAAGTCTTACCTGCACCGGCTTGACCGTACACTAAGAGTTTCACGCCATTGGCACTAAGGCCGCTGGTAGTTTTAAGTTTGATTGCCATGATGCGGCATCCTTCTTTTTTTGCAACCTTCTGGAGATCAGTTCGTTGCATGGCTGAATTGTAGCATACAATATGGCGCATAAGCAAACTTTTTCACACTTTTTTAAAGAGGACACCATGACACTGGATGAGATCAAACAAACCTTGCAAGACCGGAACCTTCGGGCGGTAGCTTTAAATACTGGCGTTAGCCCGCACACACTGTATAGATTAGTGCGCGGCATGGTTACACCACACCCGTCAACCTTGCAAGTCATTAGCAGCTACTTAAAGGCATCACATGGCTGATATATCGCACATATTAGGCGGGTCGTGGGAACCTGCACAGAAATACGTCAAAAGCTGTGAAGATCAGCTACGTGATGCAATGCTAGACCGCGGCATTACACCACCATCAGACCTATCTATAGATGGCAAGCTGCATCGTTTTCGCAGTGGCACCAAGGGCGAAGGCGGTCACGATAAGTCCGGCTGGTACGTTATTTATGGCGATGGAATACCATCGGGACAGTTTGGAGATTGGCGCACAGGCGAAGCTATCAACTTCAGGGCTGACATTGGCCGTGATTTAAGCATGGCAGAGCAATTGACCAACACCAGGCGGCAAGCCGAAGCCAAAGCCATGCGCGAAGCAGAGTTAAAGATAACCCGGCAAGCGGCTGAAAACACAGTCGAAAAGATATGGGTTGAGGGCGGTATAGCTAGCGCACAGCATCCATACCTGACCCGTAAAGGCATACAGCCACACGGTGCAAGAGTAACCGGCGACGGGCGTTTAATCGTACCGCTTTACGGAATAGATAACAAACTCAGCAGCCTTCAATACATAGATGAATCAGGCGGTAAGTTGTATCACTCAGGCGGGCAGGCTGGGGGCAAATTTTGGATGATAGGAACGTTAGATGAGCCTGGCACGTTATACGTTGGCGAAGGCTTCGCAACCGCGGCAACCATTCACGAGATTACAAAGCGGCCATGCGTTGTGGCTTACAGTGCGAGTAGTTTGCCGTCAGTCGTGCAAGCATGGCGCGAGAAGCTAGGCGTAACGCAAGAGATTGTTATTGTGGCTGATAACGATAGCCATGGCGTAGGCCAAAAGTATGCAGATCAGGCCAGTGCAAAGTATGGCGCACGGGTTGTAATGCCACCGATTGTAGGTATGGATGCAAATGATTACTTAGTAGCAGGTCATGATTTAGCGGCTTTGCTTAATCCACCAGCTAGCGACTGGCTAATTCAAGCCGATGATTTTTGCGCGCAGCCTGCACCAATTAGCTGGCTAGTCAAAAACTGGATACAAGCACAAGCATTAGTTATGGTGCATGGCCCATCTGGAGGCGGAAAGACGTTTGCCGTGCTTGATTGGTGTTTACGCATTGCCAGTGGCGGCGGTGTATGGATGGATAAGCACAAAGTAAAGGCCGGAGGTATTGTGTATCTAGCAGGTGAAGGCCATCATGGTTTGCGTGGTCGTGTAGCGGCATGGAAGCAAGCACACGGCGTTAAAAAGTTAAATATGTGGCTAAGCAAAGACGGATGCGATTTAAACACACCAGAGGGTTATTTACGGGTTGTGACAAATATTAGGGCATTGCCAAACGTTCCGGAGATCATAACGGTTGACACATTACATAGATTTTTATTAGGCGATGAGAACAGCTCACAGGATGCTAAAACCATGCTAGACGCATGCGCAGGCCTTATGCGTGAGTTTAATTGCACTGTGATACTTGTACACCATACCGGCGTATCAGACGAGGCGCAGCATCGCGCTCGCGGTTCAAGTGCATGGCGTGGTGCGTTAGACATTGAGATTAGCATAGTACCAAGCAAGGACGATAAGCCAATGGAGATCGTACAGCGTAAGTCTAAAGATGCAGAGATGGCAGAGCCAATATATGCCAATCTTGAAACCGTGGAGATTGCAGGATGGATTGACGAAGATGGCCAGGTTGTAACCAGTGCAATATTAGTACAGGCCGATGCACCAGCTACAGAGACTAACAAAGCCAGTAGCAAGTTAGACAAACACCGCAAGCTATTTGAGGCGGCTTGGTGGAGCGCTAAAGCCGAATTGCGCGATGGTTTGCCATACCTGAGCCGTTCTGCTTTCGTGGATTATTTGATGCAACATTTGGCATTAAGCGCAGCATCAGCTAAGCAATACATCAAACCAAGCGCGCAGAATAAACCAATAGCAGAGCTACTATTGGCCGGCACAATCGAAGCCTTGGAGCATGGCTGGATTGTTACAGACGATGTGCAAGCGAGCGCCATGATATTGCGTATGAATCAAAAGTAGGGTAACATTGGAACTTCAGCAACAAAAGGAATTATCCATGATTACCATTGATTCATCAGTACCTACACCATTTTTTGAAATAGGAAAAAACTCTGGAATGCGAAAATACCCATTTGAAAAAATGGAAATTGGAAACAGTATTTTTTTTGAAAACACTACTCATGGCAGCAATTCAATCCAAGCCGCAAAACGCTATTTTTCAAGAAACCGCAAAAACATGATTGCCAGAAAAGAAGGGAACGGAATTAGAATTTGGAGGGTTTTATAAAAAGTTATACACAAGTTATTCACACAAAATAATTTGGTAACTTGGTAACTGAACGTAATAAAACGATATAGTTACCAAGGGCAAAAGTAGCGGTTTTTGGTAACTTTTCGTAACCACCCCCTTAAGGGGGGTTACTAGTTACCAACCGATGCAGTCGAAATCGTAACGCTAAAATTGAAAACTAGAGAAAAAAGTTATACACAGGCTAGATATGAAATACAATGAACCAATGAACACGAAAACACACACATCAAAAGCGCGGCCAATTGAAGATAAGCAAGCAATAGCTGCAAACGTTTTTAATTGCATGCGCAGTGGTATGAGTGCATACAAGGCTTGCGTAGCCTCTGGCGTGCCTCAGAGCACGTTTAATAACTGGTTAAATGATGACGCAACCATGGCGGTAGAATATGCGCGCGCGAGGGAAGACCTGCAAGAATTGATAGCTTCGCAAATCATGGAGATTGCAGACCAAGCGCCGGCGCTTACAGCAAATGGCAGCGTGGACACTGGGGCGGTGCAAAAGCAAAAGCTACAGATTGATACACGGCGATGGCTATTGTCTAAGCTGGCACCTAAGAAGTACGGCGACAAGCTGGAGGTGTCCGGAGATGCTGCAAACCCCATTGCCATACAGCGCATTGAGCGGGTGATCGTAAAATAATTTTAACTTTTTTTCGTTGCTGCTTGCAATTGTGTTTTTTTGTGATACAATAGAGCCATCAACAACGAAGGATAGCAAAATGCAACTTACCAGCGCAATCAAGAAACTTAACAAATCAGGCTTTGAAGTAACCAACGATGGTAATCGTTACAATGCAAAAAAAGTTGGTTTGGAATATGTTGTAGAGTTTATCAATCAAGAAACTAGTGTTTTGTGCATTAGAGTGCGACAAGAGAATGACTATGACAATAGCCAGAGTGATTACAGCGCCGGCACATGGTGCGACAATTTAACTCAGGCAATATTACTGGCGCATTAAACAACAACCCGGCCAGAGATGGCCGGTAACTAAACAAAATAAAAAGGAAAACAGTATGACAACACTTGAAAAGGCAGCGCGTCAGGCGTTGCAGGCCTTGGAATCCTGGATGCGCCTAGCACCAGATTTGGCTCTGCCTGAATATGCGGAAGCGATCACTGCATTGCGCGAAGCACTTGAAAACCATGAATCTGCATACCAGCGCGGATACCTCGATGGCATGGCAAAGCCATGCATTGATTGTGCAGACCGAAAGCTCCAAGCATTACCAAAGCAAGAGCCGACGTTGTATCAATACAGGACACGCGCCACACGGGAAGGCGCCCTCAACCTCGATTGGTCGGACTGGGAAAATTGCACAAAAGAACGAGCGCAGGATTACTGGAATTGTCCACTGGCACACGACTGGCTTTACGAAGCAAGGGCACTTTACACCGAACCGCCTAAGCGCGAATGGGTTGGGCTGACAGATGAGCAAATACTTTCGTTTGTAAAAGCCGCACCTGCACTGGACACCGCAGAAGCTGAATGGCTGCACGTTGCCCGCGCTATCGAAGCAAAGTTAAAGGAGAAAAACACATATGTTTAATTTATTCCCACAAGACCCCGCACCCCCTTTGGAATCAGTGGATTGGAAGTCGGAAAATGGTATGGAACTGCGCGACTACTTCGCGGCAAAGGCAATGCAAACGTTGCTCGGAAGCGAATACACCAGCAATCATGGCCTTCACGAAGGAAGGATGAATACCTTGGCGCACGAGGCTTACATGATGTCCGACGCTATGCTGAAAGCGAGGAAGAGCAATGAGTAAAGCCATAGACGATGCTGACCTGTGTGTAGCAAAACTCAATGCTACGAGCGATACTGCCCCGCAGTCAGAGCAAGAGCAGGAGTCTTACTGCTGGAAAGTGCAAGGCGTAGCCCTTGTGTTTACTGGCGAATATGCAGAGCAAGAAGCCAAAGCAACAGCCATGCGGATTGGTGGCACCTGCCAAGCTTTCCCGCTTTACGTTCGACCACAGCCTCTAGCGGTTGAACGAGAACGGAATTTTTGTGAGCGATGTGGCAAACGCCTTGGTGGGGCTGACCACATACATACTTGTACACCACCACAATCCGCCATTGAACAGGAGCCGGTGGCTTGGCGTTGGTTGTATAACGGGAAGTCAGACGGCGAAAAATGTTTTCCAATGCCGGGGCCAGACCACGATGTTATTGAAAGAGCGGCGGCAGGTGAATTCCCTCGTACTGTGCAATATCTCTGTGCCATTCAGCAGCCCAAATCGCCGTCGGATGATTGGGCGCCCCTCTACCCCGCACCACCGAAGCGCGAGTCGCTGACGGATGAGCAGATTGACTCGATCATGCAGCCGCTGACTCAGAACACCGCCTATTCGTGGCGCGCATTCGCCAGAGCCATCGAATCGGCGCACGGCATAAAGGAAACAGTATGGCAACCATAGAACAAGCAGCGCGTCAGGCGCTTGAGGCTTTGGGAGAAAGTTGGCACTTGATTCCAAAACCAGATTACGCAAGGTTGGCAATCGACGCCTTGCGTAACGCACTTGAGCAGAAACCAAGACAAGAGCCGGTGACGACTGATGGATGGCTGCAAGCCGATGGATTGCTTTATCGGCTTACAGATGATCGACGCCAATCAAATCGGGACGAAATAAGCGTGACGATGGCTGACGGCTCGCGGTCAATTGAGGCGCGTACTCGCCGCGCGGAAGAGTTGCTTGATCGTATGACCGCACCAGCCCCACAAGCCGCCATTGAACAGGAGCCTGTGCGCGAATGGGTTGGGCTGACGGAGGAAGAAATCCAGCAAGGCTTAAAAGAGACTTGGGTAACTGAACAGGCGTTTGAATCTGCTATCTGGTGGGCAGAGCAAAAGCTAAAGAAGAAAAACGGTGTTTAAAACATGACAACCCTACAGATTAAAACACCAGCATGGGCAGTGCCTCTGCTGGAGCGCGCGCGCTATAAAGGCGCTTATGGTGGCCGCGGCTCTGGCAAGTCGCACATGTTCGCAGAGCTGATGATTGAGGCGCACATTATTGACGCTAACAGTCGCAGCGTTTGTGTACGTGAGGTTCAAAAGTCTTTAGGGCAGTCAGTAAAGCGCCTGCTGGAGTTAAAGATTCAGGAGCTTAATGCTGGCGCTTACTTCGAGGTGCAGGAAGCCCAGATCAAGGCCAAAAACGGGCAAGGCTTGATTATCTTTCAAGGTATGCAGAATCACACCGCTGACTCTATCAAGTCGCTGGAAGGATACGATAGGGCGTGGGTAGAGGAAGCCCAGAGCTTATCCCAGCGAAGCCTTGACTTGTTACGACCTACTATCCGCAAGCCTAACTCTGAAATATGGTTTACATGGAACCCTAGCCAGGCTACTGACCCGGTAGATGTCCTGCTACGTGGTGCAACTCCACCAAAGGATTCAATCATTTTGCCAGTTAACTACGACAATAATCCGTGGTTTCCGGTCGTGCTTAAAGATGAGATGGAATACGACAAGCGCCGTGACCCAGATAAATACATGCATGTATGGCGTGGTGAGTATGTGCGCAACAGTGAGACCCGTGTATTCAAGAACTGGAAAATAGAGGACTTTGAAGCACCTCGCGATGCAATGCACAGGCTAGGCGCTGATTGGGGCTTTAGCGTTGACCCTACGGTGCTAGTACGCTGTCACATCATTGGGAGAACGCTGTACGTGGATTATGAGGCTTACATGGTGGGCTGCGAGATTACCAGCACGCCTGACTTATTTATGACCGTTCCAGAGTCGGAGAAGTGGCCGCTAATAGCAGACAGCGCACGGCCTGAGACTATCAGCCACATGCGGCGCAACGGGTATCCGAAAATAATGGCGGCAGTTAAAGGGCCGAAATCTTTGGAAGAGGGCATAGAATGGTTAAAATCATACGATATCATTGTCCACCCACGTTGCACACATACCATCGACGAGCTTACACTCTACAGTTATAAGCAAGACCCATTGACTAATCAGATAATCCCAATGTTAGAAGATAAACAGAATCACGTTATAGATGCGCTTAGGTATGCATGCGAAGGCGTGCGCAGGGCGGCAACTAAGAAACCTGATAAAGTCAATCTAATTCCTACTATGAACAAATGGTAATATGAAAAACGAATATAAACTATCGCAGTTGCATCAAAATGCTTTGTCAGAATTTGACAAAATACAAACTGCTATTCGTGATGAACGCTTGCAATGTTTGCAAGACCGTAGATTTTATTCAATAGCCGGTGCGCAATGGGAAGGGCCATTAGGTGACCAATTCGAGAATAAGCCGCGCTTTGAAGTTAATAAAGTGCATCTTGCAGTTATTCGTATCATTAACGAATATCGTAATAACCGCGTTACTGTGGATTTTATTTCCAAGGATGGCACAACTAATGAGACTTTAGCCGATACATGCCAAGGTCTATACCGCGCCGATGAACAGGACAGCGTGGCAAATGAAGCATACGATAACGCATTCGAGGAAGCTGTAGGCGGTGGCTTTGGAGCTTGGCGTTTGCGCACATGTTACGAAGACGAAGAGGACGACGACAACGACCACCAGCGCATACGCATAGAGCCCATCTTTGATGCTGATAGCAGCGTATATTTTGACTTGCAAAGCAAGCGGCAAGACAAAAGCGACGCACAGCATTGCTATGTTATCTATAGCATGACCCGCGATGCCTATGAAGAACAATACGAGGACAACCCAACTGATTGGCCTAAAGAGATTCACCAATATGAATATGATTGGTGCACGCCTGACGTGGTGTTTGTTGCAGAGTATTACAAAATCGAGGAAAAGAACGAGACTATCCGCATCTTTGAAAACTTGGTGGGCGAAGAGGAACGCTACACCGAAGCAGACTTTGCCAATGACGAGAAGCTAGAGGAAACCTTACAGGCCACAGGTAGCCGTGAGATACGTCAGAAAAAGGTTAAGCGTAAGAAGGTGCATAAGTACATCATGTCCGGTGGGCGCATCCTAGAGGATTGTGGCTACATTGCTGGCAAGTGCATACCTATCGTGCCGGTGTATGGCAAACGATGGTTTGTGGACAATGTAGAGCGTTGCATGGGGCATGTACGCCTAGCTAAAGATGCACAGCGTTTAAAGAATATGCAGTTGTCTAAACTGGGTGAGCTTAGCGCATTGTCTAGCGTGCAAAAGCCTATCCTAACCCCTGAGCAGATCGCAGGGCATCAGGTGATGTGGGCAGAGGACAACATCAAGAATTATCCATACCTGCTTATCAACCCGATAACCGATGCTAACGGCCAAACTTTACCCAGTGGCCCAGTTGCTTACTCGCAGTCAGCAGTAATCCCACCGGCAATGGGCGCACTGTTTCAAATAACTGAATTGGATATGTCGGAGATACTAGGCAACCCGCAGCAAGGTGAGAAGATGGTTAGCAATATTTCAGGCAAGGCAGTGGAGATGATTCAGCAGCGCCTAGATATGCAAACATTTATCTACATGTCAAATTTTGCTAAAGCGATGAAACGATGTGGCGAGATATGGCTATCCATTGCAAAGGATATTTATGTTGAGGAAGGCCGGCGCATGAAGAAGGTAGGCGGTAACAATGACATTAACAATGTCACGCTAATGAAGCCTAAGCTGAACCAAGAGAATGGCATGGTAGAGGTAGAGAACGATTTAAGCATGGCTAATTTTGACGTGGTAAGCGATGTCGGGCCATCGAGCGCATCTAAGAAGGCGGCAACTGTACAGGCCATCACTGGCATGATGCAGATTACCCAAGACCCTGAAACGTTGCAAGTATTAGGCAGCATGGCTATGCTTAACATGGAAGCCGAAGGCGTGGAAGATGTGCAAGCATATTTCCGCAACCGTCTAATCAAGATGGGCGTGGTTAAACCAACTGAGGAAGAGACAGCTAAATTGCAAGCAGAGATGCAAGGCCAACAGCCTGACCCTAACGCTCAATACCTAGCAGCCGCGGCGGAGGAAGCACAAGCCAAAGCAGCACAGGCACGGGCTACAGTAATCAAGACATTGGCAGATTCTGAATTAGCCAAGGCTAAGACCATGGAAACCATATCAGGGATTGATTTAAAAACACAATCTCAGTCATTAGATATGATTGAAAAACTAATTCAACCGCCTAAAGTTATGTAACGAAATATAATTGTATATAATCTAATCAAACGGTATCCATCCAACCGTATAAAGTGGGTGAGTTTAAACGGGGTTTTTTATGTCAGAAACGGTAGAATCAGTAGCCGATGAGGTTGTCGAAGCAGCGGAAGATGTTACTAATGATGTGGATAATACCGCAGAATCAGAGCAAACTAACGCAGTAGATGATGATGTAGTCGTAACTATTGGCGAGGAAGCACCACCTAAAGATGAGCCGGCAGCGGCACCGGATTGGGTTAGAGAATTGCGCAAGCAAAATCGGGAAAAAGAAAAGCGCATCAGAGAACTTGAAGCTAAGCTGAACACTACAGCGACTGAGACAAAGCCGGTCGTATTAAGTAAAAAGCCAAAGTTAGAAGACTTTGATTATGACGCTGAAGTATTTGAGTCTGCATTAGATAAATGGTTTGACCAAAAGCGCAAGGTTGAAGACCAAGCGAAAGTGCAAGAAGCTGAAGTTATGACCCAGCAAAAAGCATGGCAGGGCAAACTAGATAACTACAGCAAGGCCAAAGCAGAGCTAAAGGTAAAAGACTACGACGACGCCGAAATGGTGGCGCAGGAACTCTTTAATGTTACTCAGCAAGGCGTTATGTTGCAAGGTGCAGACAATCCCGCATTGGTTATTTATGCGCTAGGCAAAAATCCAATCAAGGCCAAAGAACTGAGCTTAATCACTGACCCCGTAAAGTTTGCATTTGCGGTCGCAAAACTGGAGAAAGATTTGAAAGTTACAAACCGTAAAGCAATACCCGCACCTGAGAAAGTAATCACTAGCAATGGTGGTAAAACCTCTGGCGGTTTAGATTCCACACTTGAGCGGTTGAGAGCTGACGCTGAAAAGACTGGAAACTATACAAAAGTGGTACAGTACAAAAAGCAAAAGCAATCGGCTAAAATTTAATTTTTAATTTGAAAGTAAATCATGGCAAATTCATTTAACAAAGAAGAGCGCGTCGCCTTTGAGAACATCCTTGAAGGCTTTAACGATGCTCTGGTATTGTCGCGCAACGTGTCTATCTATAGCACCGACAGCGTGACTATGGAGCGCACCAATAACACTATCTGGCGTCCACAGCCTTATATTGCCCAATCTATCAATAGCACCCCCGGCGTGTCTATTTCATCGTCTTACCAGACCATGACCCAGCTCGCAGTACCTGCAACGCTTGGTTTCTCTAAGACCGTACCGTGGACTATGACAACCCTAGAGTTGCGTGATAGCTTGCAAGAAGGTCGCTTAGGTGATTCAGCTAAGCAAAAGCTAGCCTCTGATATCAACATTGCCATCATGAACGTGGCATCTAGCCAAGGCTCTTTAGTCGTGCCAGTTGCTACCGCATCCGGCGACTATGACGATATTGCATTGTGCGACTCGATTATGAACGAGCAGGGCGTGCCTAACTTTGACCGCTACCTGGCATTGTCAAGCCGTGACTATAACGGTTTAGCTGGCAATCTGGCTGTAGCTACTCGCAGTTTTGGCAATGCTAAATCTGACAAAGCATACGAGCGTTCATACGTTGGTATGGTGGCAGGCTTTGACACTTACAAGATGGATTATGCAAACCGTATCGCCATTGCAGGCGGCGGTGCAACCACCATCAACACCTCCAACGGTTCGCAAGAGTACACCCCAGAGGCCACTAGCACCAGCGTGGGCGGCCAGATCAACGTGGACAACCGCTTCCAAACCATTACAGTGTCTAACACTGTAGGCGTGGCTGTAGGCGATGCGTTTACCATTGATGGCGTAGAGGCAGTGCATCACATCACTAAGCAAGCTACCGGCCAGCTAAAGACCTTCCGCGTAGTTGCTATCGCATCAGGCACCACTATGGTTATTACCCCACCGATTATCTCGGCAACCACAGCACCAAGTGATGCAGCTTTGCAGTACCAAAACTGCAAAATTGTTACCGGTGCATCTTCCGCACCTTTGAACTGGCTTAACACCGGCGCAAGCAACATTAACTGTTTCTGGCAAAAAGATGCGTTGGAGATTCTGCCCGGCCGTTATGCTGTACCTTCCGATGCTGGCACTGCAGTGATGCGCGCAAGCACTGAGCAAGGTATCGAGTTGGTAATGCAGAAATTCTACGATATTGACAGCATGACCATTAAATATCGTTTGGATACTCTGTTCGGTGTTGTTAACAAACAGCCAGAAATGTCCGGCATCCTGATTTTTAATCAGTAATCGGTAAAATAGGAAAGGGGCTTCGGCCTCTTTCCTTATTCACATTGGAGTACACCATGCCACTATCTAAAGGCTATAGTCAGAAAACTATTAGCAAGAATATTTCCAAAGAAGTTAAATCAGGCAAGCCACAAAAGCAAGCCGTTGCTATTGCATTAAGCGTGGCAAAAGAAGCTAAAGCCAAGGGCAAAAAGAAATGATATTCCCCGCATTGGTTTATAAAAGCCCGGGCAACTATACGCACCATGCAACCAAAGGCTCTTACGACTGCATAGCAGCTATTGATGCTGATATGTTGGCGGTATGGTTAGAACGCGGTTATCATTTGAGCATTGACGATGCGGTTAAAGCCGCGGGCGATAAGGCTTTCAAGGTCAAAAAGGTAACATTGAGCGTAAAGCCTAAGAAGAAGAAAAAGCCTTCTAAGCCACTAGGTGTTGCAAAGCCTGAAAAAGAGTCTGTAATGGCCGATAATGCACCTCCAACACGGGCAGAATTAGAAACCAAAGCTACAGAGTTAGGAATCAAATTCGATGGCCGGTGGAGTGACAAACGTTTACAGCAATACATTGCTAACCAACTGGGGTAAATCATGGGCTATTCAAAGCGTCAATTTATAGCAGCCGCATTCGAGGAAATCGGCCTTGCATCTTATGTCTTTGATCTTAGCCCAGAGCAAATAGAGTCGGCATTGCGGCGCTTAGATGCAATGATGGCAGAGTGGAACGGTAAGGGCATACGCTTAGGCTATCCATTGCCATCTAGTCCGCAATATAGCGATGTAAATGCGCAGTCAGATGTACCTGACGCTGCATTTGAAACTATTATCACTAATTTGGCGATACGCATTGCACCTAGTTACGGCAAACAAGTAATGCCAGATACTAAAATCACTGCAAAAAATGCTTACAATACGCTCTTATCGCGTGCAACACTGCCAATGCAAGCGCAATTAGGGCAGTTACCAAGCGGAGCAGGTAATAAGCCTTGGAGATATGACAATCCATTCTTAAATCGACCAGTTGACCCAGTGTTAGCAGGTCAAGATGGTGAGATACAGTTTAATTAAGGGACAAAATGCCAACGATTAACCAACTTTCAAGCATTGGCACAGTTCAAGCCGGTGACTTAATTCCCGTTTACGTGCCTAACAATGGCGATGCGCGAAAAATGTCAGTAAGCGCATTGTTGGCCTACTTTCAGCAAACATTTGCAAGCCCCGATGTGTTTACTCAGTTTGTAACGCCCGGCACTGGCTTTAATGTGGCTGTAACCAATAACGGTAACAACGGCTGGCTACTGTTACAACCGGCAGGCACGCTGGCAACCGGCACAATCACACTGCCACTAAACACCGTAGCAGCCGATGGGCAAGAGTTAACCGTAACCACTACCCAGCAAATTACAGCCTTAACAATTGGCCTAAATGGTGCAACGGCAGTATTTGGAGCACCTACATCATTAAATGCAAACGCATTTTTTAAACTTAGGTTTTATCAGACCACAAATAGCTGGTACAGAATAGGTTAAATCATGACATTCCTAGCCAAAAAACAGCAAGCACAGTTTGCGCTTACAGCTACTTTTTACGTAGATGTAGCACCTCTGACCAATAGCGGATGGACTACAGTTTATCGAGTTGATAACGCATTCTCAGTGCCTAAGTTGGTAGTATTGGCTAAGTTTATGCAGCCTACTAAAATAGGGCCATACACTTCGGACATTATTATCCGCATTTTGGCTAGCACCGATGACGTGGAATATAGCGTTGTTGACCCTACACCGGCACCATTACCACCGGCACCAGACCCAACTGCACCACCACCAGCATCTACGACCCCAGTTGCAACCGTAGGTATTAGTTCAGCTATACAGGCAGAGTTAGACAAAAAGGCACCATTAGACGCTAATGGCAAAGTGCCAATTGCCAATTTGCCTATTGATTTAAATTCGAGCATTGTTGCTGATAAGCACTACACACACAATCAAACTGTAGCAGCAGCAACATGGGCTGTAACGCACAGCATGAGTAAATATCCCGCCGTTATGATTACAGATAGCACGGGAGCAGAGGTTGAGGGGGAAGTTCAATATACAGGGCTTAACACTTTGACAATTAAATTCTCGGCACCATTCGCTGGGAAGGCTTTTTTTAACTAAACCGGAGCGTCTTTTATGACCAAGAAAATACTAGTCTCTTATGACTTTTCGCAAAATGAAATTCAGAACGCTAAAGTTCAAAACTTAGCCTCTGACCCCAGTTCACCAGTAGCCGGCCAGATTTGGTACAACACCACTACCGGCAAGCTGATGGTTCGTGATGGTTCGGCTAATGTGGACGTTACCGCACGCGCTAACCATTCAGGCACCCAGTTAGCAGCCACTATCAGCGATTTAGCTAGCGTAGTGCAAGCTACTCGCCTTGACCAGTTCGCAGCCCCTACAGCCGCTGTAAGCGCTAACGGCCAACGGTTGACCGGCGTAGCTGACCCAGTAAGCGCACAGGATGCAGCTACTAAAGGCTATGTTGATGCAGCTGTTAATGGCACCGATTGGAAGCAATCAGTACGTGCAGCCACTACCGCTGACATTACATTGTCAGGCTTGCAAACCGTTGACGGCATTAGCCTGGCTAACGGTGACCGTGTATTGGTTAAGAATCAAGCCGCAGTCGAAAACAACGGTTTGTATGCTGCATCCTCGGGCGCATGGGTTCGCACTGAAGATGCAAACTCCAATGCCGAAGTTACAGCCGGTTTGACCGTGATGGTTGAAGAAG